CGTCCGGGCCGGAAGATGTGACCGGCCAGGATGTTCTTGTGGAAATCAGCCACTACACCAGCAAGGCCGGCAAGGTTTCCAGCGTCGTCAAGAAGTACTTGGCTATTGACCCGAAAGCGAAGCCAGCGAAGAAGGCCGACAAAAAGCCCAGGATGACGACGGCCGTGGCGATGGTGACTGAAGACGACGACGGCGATGTGCCGTTTTGATTCTTTCGCCGGAGGGCGTCGCACTCGGGCACAGTGCAACCCTGGCTCATTCCCAGGGCGACGGTGCAAGTCCGTCACCGAGTGTTTTCTATTTTGTGTTTAGTGTTAGAAGGTTTTACTACGGAGGTAACAATGAGCCATACGCTCAATACTAGACAAGAGATTATTACGCCAAAACTTGCTAGGACTTATTTGGCTATGAATCGCAGCAACAGGCCGATAAGAAAACATCTTGTGTCGCAGCTTGCGAGTCTTATGAAGCAAGGCAGGTTTCACGAAAGCCATCAAGGAATCGCGTTCTACAACACAGGAGAGCTTGCAGACGGTCAGCATAGATTGTCTGCAATTGTAGAGTCTGGAATGATTGTGAAAATGCTTGTGACGCGAGGGCTCTTTCCTGTCGCGAACCACGCTATCGACAGAGGGATTGCGAGAACTTCAAAAGATACGCTTGGTTTCTTGGGACTTAAAGCAAGCAACAGGGATATTGCAATAGCACGATGTATCATCCAGCAGCACGACATGATTGTTGAAGGTAGAGGCACATGGAATAGTAAGACTGTGCCAAGCGAGCGGTTTTCCGACAACTTTTCTTCACTGACAGAGTGTTTAGAGTTTTCTCACGCTCTCCTGTCGTGTCCTGCGCCAGCAGCTGCTGCATTTGCGGTTGCTTTTTTTAGCGAATCAAGAGACAGATTGCTTGAGTTTGCGAAGATTTTTAATACCGGAGTTTGCGATAGCGTTAATACAGATATGGCGGCAATTTTGATAAGGGATTTTGTTTTGTCGAAAAGGTATTCACTTGGCAACAACGGGAGGCAGGCGTTATTTGAAAAGACGTGCAGTGCAATTCGAAACTTCTGCAGGTTCCATTCGCCAAGCAGGCTTAATGTTTGCAAGTCTTTAGCGTACACGGCTCCAGATGGGAAGGTTAAATGATATGGAGATTTACCTCGACGGCACGCTTGATCTGAGGAACGGGAGGGACGATGGGAAATTACGAAGACTTTATCGAATCAAAGAGCCAACTTGACGGAGATCACGGGTTTGAACCGTCATTCATGCCGGATTGGCTTTTTGACTACCAATCCGCTCTTGTGCAGTGGGCGTGCAGAAAGGGACGGGCTGCCATTTTCGCTGACTGCGGCATGGGCAAAACGCCTATGCAATTGGTTTGGGGCGAAAACGTGCGGGTACATACCAGCAAGCCGACTCTTGTGCTAACGCCTCTCGCGGTCAGCTACCAGACTGTGGGCGAGGCTGATCGGTTTGGCATAGAGGCTGTCCGCTCAAGCGGCGGCAAGCCGCAAGCTGGCATCGTGGTGACAAACTACGAGCGGCTGCATCACTTTAATGCAAACGATTACGGCGGTGTGATCTGTGACGAATCAAGCATTCTTAAGAACTTTAACGGTTCGACCAAAGCCGCAGTCACAGAGTTCATGCGAACTATTCCGTACAGACTGCTCTGTACAGCGACAGCGGCCCCGAACGATTACCACGAGCTTGGGACATCCAGCGAGGCTCTTGGATATCTCGGCTACCAAGACATGCTGTCGAGGTTTTTCAAGGAAGACATCCTTAAGGATTACCTCGGATGGGGACGCAAGGCGTACAGATTCCGTGGACACGCCGAGGAACCGTTTTGGCGGTGGGTGTGCTCGTGGGCGAGGGCCTGCCGAAAGCCTAGCGACCTTGGCTTTGATGACGGGCGGCTCGTGCTTCCACCGCTTCGTGAGCACGAAGTGGTGGTGAAGGCAAGAAAGACTAGGGAAGGGTTGCTGTTTTCATTGCCGGCGGGCACTTTGCAAGAACAACGCGAGGAACGCCGGATGACGATTGAAGACCGTTGCCAAGAAGCCGCTCGAATCATTGGTGGTTACGATGGCTCATCGGTTATGTGGTGCCATCTTAATGACGAGGCAGACATGATCGAGCGGCTTATTCCTGACTGCCGGCAGGTTAGCGGCTCACAAAGCGAAGACGAAAAGGAAGAGATTTTGCTCGCGTTTCAACGCGGCGAACTCAAGCGGCTTGTAACGAAACCGAAAATCGGCTGTTTTGGTTTGAACTGGCAGCACTGCCACAACGTCGTAACGTTCGCGTCGCACTCGTGGGAGCAATACTACCAAGCGGTTCGCAGATGCTGGAGGTTTGGCCAAGAGAGCCCTGTTGACGTTCATGTGATTGCGACTGAGGGAGAGGTTGGCGTGCTCGCGAACCTTAGGCGAAAGGCCGACTCTGCCGACAGAATGTTTGAGTCACTTGCCAGGCATATGGGAAACGCCCTGGCCGTTGACCACCGGAGGACGTTTCCCCATAGCGAAAGGATCCCATCATGGCTTGCAGCGACCAAGTAATCACAGACCAGTACGCCATTTATAACGGCGACTGCTGCGAGGTTCTCAAGAGTATTCCAGACGAGTCGGTGCATCTTAGTATTTACTCTCCGCCGTTTGCTGCCGAGGGTGCAGGGTGTCTATATCACTACTCGAGCTCCGAGCGTGACCTGAGCAACTGCCGCAGTCACGCCGAGTTCTTTGATCACTATGCGTTCGTGGTTGGCGAGATACACCGTGTAACGATGCCGGGGAGGCTTTCGGCTGTACATTGCATGGACATTCCGCGAAAGACTTCTCCAGGCGGGCTAGTTGACTTTCCTGGTGAAATCATCCGGCTGCACGAGGGCCTTGGCTGGAGGTTCTGGTGCCGTCATTTTATCTGGAAGGAACCGCTCGGCGTGCGTAATCGCACGATGGCGAAGGGCCTTGCCCACAAACAGGTTGTCACTGACGCGAGCCTTTGCGATGTCGCATCGGCTGATTGCCTGCTCCTCTTTCGAAAGGATGGCGATAGCCAGGTGCCAGTAGTAAATCCGCACGGCCTGCTTGAGTACGCGGGTGAACGCGAGGTTCCTGCGGAGCTTCTAAAATATCGCGGCCACAAGGGAAAGCAGATTGAGAACCGATATTCTCACTGGATCTGGCGACAGTACGCATCGGCGTTTTGGGATGACATCCGCCTCGAGCGGACGCTTCCCTACAAGCAGGCCCGCGAGGAAGACGACGAGCGTCACATGCACCCGCTACAGCTTGACGTTATTGAGCGGATTGTGCATCTGCGAAGCCTGCAGGGAGAGACTGTGCTAACGCCCTTTATGGGCGTTGGTAGCGAAGCATACGGGGCCGTACTTAATGGCCGGCGTGCCATTGGCGTCGAGCTCAAGCAGGCGTACTACCGTCAGGCTGTAAAGAATTTAGAAGAGGCCGCGAAGGGGCGAAAGGAAGAGGCGACGCTGTTCGACATGGAGGCCGTAGCATGACCGACGACGAGATTGAGCAGGCTTGGCAGCTGGTCAACCGCTATGGCCCATCGAACGCGTGGACTGGCACGGCGGGGCCGCTGGCCGCTGCGTTGGGGCGAGCATTGAAGGAGATTGAGAAACTCAAGGCGTGCCGATCGCATTGGCTGGAGTTTGTAGAGGAGCCAAAGCATGGCAACAAGTGAAGTTCTTCCCGGGCTGCGTTTTTAAGCGAGGCAAGTTATGCAAACCCCTTCTGTTATTGGTCGTTACTTTCCAGACATTCCAGGAGAGAAATCTCACAAAGAGGCTCGCGCTCCGACATCTCGTGGGCCATCTGTTTTTATTCCTTTTGAACTACATGATTTTGGCTCCAGCAAGGTAGAGACGTTTATTAGTCTGGATGTTGAGGATCGTGGAGGCATTGTATTGCGTCTTCAAATAGACAGCACTGGACTTTCTTTTCTGCCTACAGCAATTGAAATAGATGACGGCATTGAAATTCACATTGCTGGTGAGGTTGAGGCGGAAACTTTTGTTTCTGCACTTAGGTTAGCCCTAGATGCTATTCGGATTTGAAGAAAGGCCTTGTTTATTGGTGTATTTTATGCATGAGATTCACGGCAATCATTATAAAACGCTTGCTGCTATAAAAAGGGACGCAAAAGCAAGGCTCGCAGCATACGGCCAGGGCTATTTTGGCGATCTTAATAAAGAGGATGCCGAATGGTTTGTTGATCTTGTTCGCAAGCTGCATCCATATCCAAAAAACAAACTCTACAAGCCTATTGTTGGCGTAGAAGTTTATGTGAGATACGGCGTTGCAAACAACAACCTGCGCTTCATTTACGAAGACGGAACCAGTTGCCCGTTTTCGTGGAACAAGTGCTGCAAAAGCAAGGCATCCGGTGACACAACGAGCATAAAGAATGCTTTGAGAGACGCAATAAACGATCAAGTTGTTGATTGCCTAAACACGACATTCGCTTGCACGCTTCTTGTTTTGTGTCCAATGACCGGCAAGCTTCTTGATCGCAAGTCTGCGCACGTCGATCACGCTCCGCCGGCCTTTGCCGACATTGTTCTGATGTGGCTGAGAAAACAACGCATAAAGTTGCCGGACATTGCTTTGGCTGATGATGTTCAAGGTGGGCAAATCATGGCACCAGGCCCACAGAGAGAATCTTGGGTCGCTTTTCACAAATCTCACGCTCGCCTGCGTGTTGTTTGTGCGCAATGGAACATTTCTGCAGGAAGGCATGAATGGAAACATTAAACCAGTGCATCGACTTTTTGGGCTGCATTTTCGAGCCTGACGACATAATCGAGTTTAGGCCGCTGCCACCGACTGCTGGCCGACGATGGTATCGGCTTGACGAAATACCGACAGCCATTGAATGGCTTATGCCTCTTAACGCAGATTCAGCAAAGCGTGTTCATGCGTACTTTGGAGCAAACCCGCGTAAGGGTGCTGGCCAAAGCCAAGCCGAAGGCGTTGCCCTGGCACGTTGCCTGTTTGCTGATTTTGATGGCGGCATTTGCGCCGAAGACGCACTGAGCCGAATCAAGGCCGCTGGCTACCCGTGGCCTACAGCCATGATTGAAAGTGGCGGCGGCGTGCATTGCTGGTGGCGGCTGGCAGAGACAATGACGGACGAGCACAAGTGGCATATCCGCATGAAGGCTATTTCCCAGGCACTCGGCAGCGACCAGTCGATCTGCGACTGGCCAAGAATCATGAGGCTGCCAGGCTTCATCAACTGGAAGCATGAGCAGCGGCCGATGGCCCGTCTATATGACTGGGATGCCACGCGAGTATGGCCCGTGCATCTGTTCGAGAAGACCGCCGTGCAAGGGCAGCCAGCGGTGCGTCATCATTCTATGAGCGATCTCAGCCGAAGGTTTATCGAGGACGGTTTCACGTTGCCCGCTGGTCGCCGGCAGACGATGTTTACCGTATCATGCGACCTTGCTGCTCGCGGGTGGGGCGTGGCAGAAGCAACCGAAACAATCATGCAGCGGATGCGTGTGATCGGGCTGAAGCAGGACGAGCTTGACGATTGCCCGCGGCAGATTGCCAACGCATGGAAGCGGACGCGAACGCCTATCCTGTCGGCTGCTGAGCAGACGCCGCCGATTGTCGACATCGAGGATATTGTTGACACGCCAACACTGGGCGACGCCATTGCCGAATGGCTACAGCAGGATGAGGCCCCAGTCCTCAAGACCGGCGTGCCAAGCGTCGACGAGTTGTTTGGCGGCGGGCTGCCGCTTGGGCAAATGACGGCTTTGGCAGCTGCTCCAGGCGTGGGCAAATCGGCATTGGCTCTGCATCTGTGCTTAAAGACGCTTTTGGCCTCGCCGGAGATCACGTGCAGCTGGTGCCTTGGCGAGATGACGATGACGGCTCTTGCGGCCAGGGCGATCACAAACTACGGCGGCCCGGAAATGGGCCTGACTCTTAGCGACGTGATCGACAAGAAAGGCGACAGCACGGAGATTGCTGATGCACTAACGAAGGCAGTCGGAAGTCGATTCAAGATCATCAAAGCACCGCTGGCGATTGACCGCATAGAGCAGGCCGTGGCCAAAGACAAGCCGCAGTTGTTGATTGTGGATTATTTGCAGCTGGTGCGATCGAGCCGGGCGATGCCCGACAAGACAAACGAAATAAACGAATGCCTTGTGAGGCTGCGGGAGCTGACAATGGCTCACAATCTGTCGACAGTTGTGGTGACCAACGTGGCCAAGGGCTGCACGGAGGACACGGAGATCGGCAACATCGGAAAAGGAAGCAACCAGATTGACTTCGACGTGGACAACTTCTTGTATGGCCATCGGATCAACGAGCACAGCGAAGACGGCGGGCAGATGCTGGGCTGGCGTTGCAAGAAACTGCGGCAAGGGCAGATGCAAGATTTGAAGCTCTGGTTTTACGGCCAGTTTCAAGCGTTCGAAGACCCGCAAGACATGATCTACACCGATGATGGCGGCCAGGTGCGTGAAGTCGAGCCATTCCCAGAGTTTGAGGCCGGCTGTGGCTGACAAAAAGCCAGACACCGACAAAGGCTCTCTACGGCGTCGATTTGAGGCGTTTGCCAAAGATGGCTCTCTATCCAAGCTCGGCTCGGAAGCCCGTCTAGTGGCCCTCTACGTGCTTATGCGGGCAAACTGGCGGGATTGCACGATCGCAATGAGCCAGCGGCACGTAGCTAAGCAACTTGGGGCACATAAGACGAGCATTCAGCGAGGCATTCAGCAACTTGAAGCCGCTGGCATTTTGAGCGAGATCAAGGCTGGAGAGGGAACAACTTGGGCAAAATACGTTGTTTGCGATCCAGAGGTGAACAAAAAGACAGCGGACACGAGGCGTGTCCGGGGGTGGTCACGAGGTGTGACCAGAGCGGTCACGAGGCGTGACCAGCGCGGTCACGAGGTGTGACCACCCTGGACACGAGGTGTGTCCAGAGCGGTCACGAGGCGTGACCACAATTCAGTGTTATTCGGTTACCTACTCAGTAGGTAACCGAAGATATTCAGTAGTGAAAATCAGAGGCTTCACCGCCGCCGGCCTTGGGGCCGACGCCGGCTCGCCAGAAAGAGAGAAGGCATGATTTGCGATCAAGTGAGATTGACCAATCGGCAGCAACTGGTTTACGAATACGTCCGCGATTTTTGTAACCAAAAGGGCTATTGCCCGAGCGTTCGTGAAATATGCCGGCATTTTGGGTTTCGCTCGCCAAACTCTGCCCACGGCCATTTGCGTGCATTGAAGAGAAAGAAATGGATCAATTGGGAATCTCACGCAGCTCGCACGCTGCGACCAGTGGAGGCCGGCGATGGCGAACACGAATGACGAACTCGCCGACCTCTGCCTCGATCACGCGTGGCGTGACGAGATCGACGACGACACGCGATGGCTGCTCGAGAATGCAGCCAGACGGATCAATCGGCTGGGCCGTCGCTGTCTGCGGCTGAGTCACCGTTTGGAGGAACTTGAAGCACGAAGGGAGGAGTCGTGGCTGAACAACTTATTGAGCGTGATGGGTTTTGTCTGCTTGTCCGCGACGGTATTTCTGTTCACGAGATTGCAAGACGTTTTGAGTGCAGTTGCTCGGCAGTTCGCAAGGCTGCGCGACAACTTGGCCGGCTGACACCGGCACCGGAAAACGTAGGACTGCTGGTCGTCGCACCGAGCGACGAGGAGGAGCAGTTGAGCCAATCGACGCTGGCCCTGGCTCCGAGCGTGGCGGCACTT